GCAAAGCGTCCGAATTAGTGCTATTTACTCCAATATAATCTGCGCCCTTTGTCCCTGCCGATATATAATGGCGTACTTGCTTGTCTGTTTCTATGTTCGCATCGTATGATATAGTGATTTGATAGTTATTGCTACCGCCAACACGGTACACAAACAAGTGCTTTGTTTCAAACGGCAAGGGAACTGTGACAGTTGTTTGGTCTAACGTGAACTCTCCCTTGTATGTACCATTACTCCCCCCTAACTCACCGAAATTAAGTTCTGCTTTTGCCATGATGTTTCTCCTTTAACAATAAGTAACCCATACATCCCTTTGTGCGCTACTTTCAGAATGAATAGTAATCGTGCCGTTTGAATAAGTAACCGACTGATTTACTTGTGCCGTTGTCGGATTTGTAATCGGCGTAACTGCGTTTTTGGGAAGTACATAGTTGTCACCAATTCCGCTAATATCCCAAAAAGAAATTTCGGGCAATTCGGGAATAAAAAGGATTACTTTTGATACGTTACTTGCGGAAACATAAGCATATCCACCGCCCGCTACTGTTTTCATTTCGGGAACGCTAAATGCGTTACCGCCCCCACCATTATCAAAATAGTTACATTCTGTTACTGCCATGATTTTTCTCCTTTATCCAAGCGTCAACTCAACATCATATATGCGACCGTAAGATGTTGTACCAGAGCAACATAGAACGAGATACTTTTTAGTCTTGTCAACGTCAAAGTTTGCGCCGTTTAGTGGTGTGGTATTAGTCAGACCAGAGGACGCAAAAGGGTCAAATCCAGACGGAATTGTGTCTGCATATCCAACAAGATAATTACTTTCATCGGCATATGAACCACTTAACTCGCTATTATATGCTGACGTGAAATGCGAAATATTTTCCGTTTCGAGTGCAACATACGCCTGCCCGTTATTGCTTGAATTGTAACTACGCACCCGACAAAGATGACAAGTAAATTTAAGTGTTACATCACTACTTCCCGTGCCACCTCTCACCATAGGAAATACTGCCATACTATCACCCCTTTGCAGGTTTGCTGATGAACTCAACGCAACCATCAACTACGTCCAAGTTACCGTCCACAAGTTTCACAACACCGTTTACTGCGCCCGTGTCATTCCATAAAAGGGATAACCAATTATGGTAGTTGTATTTCATGCTTGCAAGGTCAGAACCCTCGTACTTTACTGCAAATGCCCCATTGATAAACTGAATTACTGCGTAATTTTCCATGTTTTCTCTCCTCTCTTATTCAACTGTTATTGTGATATCTTTCGTTTCATCCAAACGCTCAAACCGAACGTATACCCTATCTTCTATGCGCTCCACCGTATACTCTCCGTCCATGTTCACCGTCAAAATCCCGTTCGGCACACCGTAAAAGACTTTTTCATTCTCACCGTAGTACGCCGTTTTGCTCTGCTCATACGGTGTGATTTCCGTAATTCTGTTGTTGAGATTGCTTAACGCCTTTGCAATCGGATTTTCGGGTACTCCAGTTGTATACCCTTGAGCAGGGATAATCTCTTCGGGTTCGGTTGTGTATTCCTTTACGTTTCCGTCCTCACGATACAGGAATTTGTAGTCACTTCGGTCAAACTCCATACTCTCATCATCCGTATACAAAACAAATCCATTCGTTGCTACGGGTGCGGTTTCGGATGTTACACGAATGACCGTGTTTCCAAGTTGTGTAATGCCTGTTTTGACTTCGCAAGGGTACTTTGTTCCGTCTATCTCAATATACATATCTCGCCCCTTTCTATACGATTACCGTATTCGTTCGCAAGTGTTTCAACTTAACGCCGACATAGCCACTTACCGTAATTGGTGCGGTGAATTTCAGAGCAATACCACCCGTTGAACCCGTAACTGCATCATCAATTCGCATAGCGTACAAACCGACAGCATCACCGCCCGTGATTTTGAATACAGGCTCAATCTCAACGTCATCATTACTCAATATTCCGTAAAGTGCCGAGTGAGTAATCCACCCTGTTCTTGAACCCGTTTCCCAAGTATCGTCATCTTCCCATACGCCTACACCGTCATCATCAGCCGATACTGCCGTTAATATCTGAATGGCATCACAGTTTGACCACTCTTTAATACCGTAGAGCGAAGATACTTTGTCATTGGTGTTATCTGCGCTTCCAATGGCGGTAAGGATATTGGCGTTTGATGGCATATCGTGACCATCTACAATTCCGCTTACCTGAGATTTTGTAATGCTGATGTCGCTAAACGTAGCACTTACAACACCATCGGTTTCGCTAAATGCGGATAAGGTCTTACTTGTAGAAGGCGATCCAGTGATCGAACCATCCAAAGTCTGCAATGCAGCCTTAACCGCCTTGCCACTCATCGCATCTCCCGATGTACCGCTATAAGTGTCAGATACAGTCGGGATGGTCGGCTTGCTACTTAAATCGTTATATGAACCGCTCGTTGCTACTGTTGCAAGTGTTGGAGTTCCTGACAAGTCATTGTATGCTCCTGAGAACGCTACATCGGAAAGGGGCTTGTTTACCCAATCGCCTGAGTCATATACAAGACCATCATTATCTGCAATCCCGGTAATTGTTACATCATCAATGTCTGCAACACCAAGAACTACAACACCCTGCTGTCCGTTTACGGAGTCAACGTTTCCACCGCCACCACCGCCACCGCCAGTAGGTGCGTATACATCTGTCGGTGTTCCATCAATAGAAACAGTAGCGATCTTCTGACCAGTCGTTACTTGCTGATTCCATGTGACTGTGGACTTTCCGCTCCATGTAGACTTCTCGGTATCAGTTACAACCCTATGCGTGGAGTCATCAGATAAATCTGCTAACTCATCAGGAATGGTCGGCTTATTGCTGAGATCGTTATATGATCCTGATGTTGCAACCGTAGCCAATGTCGGGAAGTCTGTAATCTGACTCTTTGTGTGCGTATGACTTGCTGCTGCCAAACCCAAATCTGCCGAAGACTTATTCCCGGTTAGCGTGTTGCTGTTGATCTGCGGTCTGTTATCAAGGTCGTCATAGTCCATCGTACCCTGACTTCCCTGCGATGCCATCAAATCTGTGGATGCACCGTTGATTGTAACTGTTGCAATCCTAACACCACTTGTGGAAACATTTGACAACTGGATTGTGGATTTCCCATCAACCGCTGTGGAAATATCATTCAGTAAAGACTGAACCGTATTTCCAGTTCTGCCAGTAGGCGCTACCGCACCGACTGATGCCGATGCGGATGTCGCCTCAAGTTCTCCGATAAGTCTGTTGACTGCTGGCGCTACGATTTCTCTAGCGTCCTCGTCGAACACTCTCTTTAATTCATTTGCTGATATTGTGGGCTGGTCAGGTAAAGACCTCGCTCCATGTCCGTTAAAATCTGAGTCTGCTATTGGTGTAAATGCCATATCTCTACCTCTTATAATTTCCGCTCTCGATGTATTCGAGTGCTAAATCGAACAAGCCAAACGGCTCATTCAAGTTTCCGTTCTCCAGTCTAAATTTAGCCTTGTCAACTTTCTTGACGCGGATTTTAGCATGTGCAACCTTTTCCGAACTATCAGACCTAAACGTAAACAGCGAGAAGTCTATGTCGTTAAAGTCGAAGATTTTACTGATTGCAGTTGTTTCTTTTATAAATGTCCATTCACCAAGTCTTTGCGACCACATCTTTACTGATGTCTTGATTGCGGACATCATTCTGACTGCAAAGTATCTGAACGTCTTGTTCTTGTAGAACAGCCTTCCGTCAAGGTCAGGAGTTTCCCAACAAGCGTAAATTGCTGCACCGTCGTCGTTGTACGACTCAAGCGACTCAACGTCTGTTGCAAATCTGCAAATTCTTCCGCTGTTTGTACCAAACCACAATGCCTGGTCGTCTGTCCACATGCATAACGCAGGGACATTTGTACAATAGAACCCTGCGTACTGTCTTGTAGAATACGGCATTGACTTATCTGTCCTGATTGGCTGAATACCGTCTAATATGTATAACTTATTGTTGACTGCTAGAACGTACTGGTCCTTATACACAACCGCCACCGCGTTCTCAAGATGGTCTTCTTTTGTTAACATCCCATCGAGATAGAACGAACGGTTTTGGCTGTATTTTTCACCAGTAATATCTTGAACCGTAATAGCGTATACTCCCGAACGCGTCAGGAACAACGGCTCTGTCGTAAGATACCCAAAAGAATACGGTGCAATAACACCGTTCCCTTGAAGTGTGTTTATTAACTTAAACGCTGGCTCTGACGCGTTTGTCGTCGGATTGACAACCATGTCGCCCTCTCTAATGAATACCGCCTGTGACTCGTCATATTCATCTTTAAAGGCTGCTAAATAGTTGTTGATAATAGCATATCCGACAATCGCACTAGCCGCAGAACCCATAACCGAATATCCCAAATCGGGGAAATAGGTCGGGTCAAACTGCTCCGAATAGAAATCCCAGTTCGGATAATCGGGATTGCCGCTCAAGAAGAGCCTATCTCCTGCACCGCCTACGCCAAACAATGCGCCAACAGTACATTTTCTAACTCTATCTGCATACCCCTCAACAGTTCTGTAGGCTCTTATTCTTACGTTATCTTCGCCTGACGGTGTTTTGCCAGGTGCGGTAACAAAAGTGATTGTTCCAGTTCCTCTATCAACAGAGTAATCAACGCCCTCTTTCTTTTGCACCCAGTTAGCGTTTGAGTCCATGACCCACGCCTGCGTTTCTTTGTGGTCTAACTGTCCAAAAGATAAGTGAAAAATTTTTTCGCTTGCCTCTGCTTGTGATACAGTAAACCACTCTTCAAACCCAGGCTGTAGCATATTAAGTGCGTCGTACCCAGTCCCACCACCTGACGGAGATTTCGCAATCGTTACGACAGGAATTTTCCCAATCTCTGTAAGTGGAATAGCCCTTTCGTCACCAACTGCATAAGTATAAATATCACTACCATCTATAATGTAGATATTATCGTTTAACTGCCACGAACGGCTAATCCGTTTGTTTGCGGACGAGTAAATCTTTTTAAATCCCGACTCATTACTCGGTCTTAACCAAAAGTCTGCTCCCACATGATAAATGTAGTTTTTGGAAGAAATTGAATAATACTCTTTTGGAGAAATCTCTTTCAGTTCGATGTTAGAAATATCGTAACTGTAGGTAATTCCAGTCGTGGAAAAATAAAACTCAACCGTTAAATACTTAACGTAGTAATCTGCTGCGGCAGCACTCAAATACCATTCATAATGCTTTTTATCAAGATTTGCCGTTACGATATCGTGTACTAACCATTGATTGTGGTCGTTTACAGCATCTACAATAATTTGGTTTGGCTCTGCGTTTGAGTCTGTATGGATGTCAAAACTGATTTTTGCAAACCCGTTAATGTGATGGTCTGCATCTGCTATTTGTATCCAGTTGTTCTCTGTTGCGGAAGAATTTACTCTTTCCCTGCTATACGAGTCTATCAGCGCGACGTTTTCACGACCTATGTTGTAAATATCCTCGGTATGGAAAACGCCATCGTTATCTTCTGGTGCAGGACTCCACTTGTACTTGTCGTCCTTTTGATAACATACAGTCAGGTTTTTAATCTGTAACGTAGCCGTATTTGCTGTGCCATACTCCGTTCCAGCCGTTACATTAACGCTTGTATAACTTCCAGTCGGTATTTTTAACGAATAATGCTTTACTTCGCCGTTTGTGTCGGTTAGTGTTGCATCACCACCATAACCATTTCCTGCGACTTGTATCCACGTGTTGTCGCCTGACAAAATATATTCAAAGTCAAGGAATGTTTCTACAAGTCTATAGTTATCTGCCGTTCTGTAAATAGCCTCGCCTAAATTATATAAGATACTTCTCGTAGACGTTATGGTAAATGTCTGAAACTCATTTGACGTTCCAAGCGCTCTATTTACATTGACAACTCTGTTTCCGTCGAAATTACCATTACGAAGAATGTGGCATCCGTAGACGGGGCTTGCCGTTTCTGTTCTGCAAAAATGATTTCCATTGTCTTCGGGTGCAGGAGTCCACGGAAGGTTTAGCAATTCTGTCGCATTACTAGCAGTAGTATCTTCAAATACTTTTAATCCACGGATTTTTAAATAATCATTCGGGTTGTTGCTAAACCTTGCAATTCCAAAACCAGTTGTTTTATATGAATTGTACCCAAACCAATATCTTCTGTTTATATATGGTGTTTCTTCTGTGCCTGTATAATGATTACTACCAGTTGTGTAATTATACGCACACTCTGTCAACCACAATACTTCCGAATATTCACCGACTGCCTCAACTTCGTATGCGACATAAGCAGTATCCAACACTTGATAAAAGTTGGATAATAAAAATCTTCCACTATAGTCAAAGTCTTCGGGATGAATTTCTACCCACTCGTCAGAAGTGTTTTTTGCGCGGTTTATATCTTTTGCATCAGAAAACAGGACATTAGTCTGAAACCCAGTCCTTTTACGAACCTTGCCAGGCACATAGCGAACCATGTTTTCGGCGTTAGGACTTTTGTTCTCGTCAATGTTAGAGCCAGTATTTGTAAGGTCTACACCCATAAACTCGTCAATGACGAATATATCTCTTTTTGGTGATTTAGGAACTTTAAAGGAAACTGCCATTTAAATCCACCCCGTATCACTTGTGAACTTCTCGTATGCAGATAAGTTCGCAGAATTAACCAGTCTGTCAAAAGCCACCTCTGCCTCGTTGCGATAAGAAGTGGCAATACCAAGGTCGTCATCCTTATATAGTTGTGATGCCATATAAAGAGGTAAAATTGCGTATACTTCGGGGTCAAGCGGTAACTCTGTATCGTCTGCCGTTTCCGAAGTAATCTCCATCGGATATGCTCTGTAGTAAATCGTGAAGTTTCCAATCATATCACGGTCTAATACGAGAGTTTTAGTTCCTTCTTGGTAAAAATCTGCGGTCTGCAAATATGTCTGATATGCGCCTTCATAATAGATGCCCTGCGGGTCTATCATATAGAAGTCATCGACCAAATCCGTCATGTTGTACTTAACCTTTTTGGTGAACGGTACAACGTCCACATCCTCTGCAAAGGTCTGTGCATAAATCGCACAGTTTTTTAAAGCCATTGGATATGATGTGGAAAAGACAAATTTAACCGTCTTCTTGTCGGCGTTAGAGATAAGACCCTTGTATGCTGTATAACTAGGGCTTTCAAGCGTCAACGTGTCTACTACAGCATCGTCAACATAGATTTCGCAAGTGCCTGTTCCTGCACACTCAAAATAATAGGATTGCCCTTGGTCTACTTGGTATGAGTATTCATCGGAAAACTCATGAATGTTGCCCGAAATTTCGTCGCCAACAAGGTTGGGAATATCCATTTGCGCGATACTTACGGACTTTGTGATGAACTTTCCTGCGGTTGCCAGTAATGCCAAGCCCTCGTTTGCACAATGCGGCATGGCGGAGATATATCCACGAGTAGACTCGTCATCAATAATCTCGTCGTCTGCTGCGAACATCTTCTGTAGAACTGCCAACTTTAAGTCATACCATGTACTCATATCAACCCTCTAATCTTGCAATAAGTTCTGCTTTCTTACCCGATGCATCTAATCCTCTGTCAGCGCAGAGTTTCTTTAACTGTGCATAGGGTAACGACTCATAGTCTTCTTTGACATCTTCGATGTCTTCTTTCGGCTCTTCTACGGGAGCGGAGGGTGAGGTTTCCCCCACCCTTTCACTCACATAGTTTTCGCCAATAACCTGTGTAACTTTGTAGGTATAAATGCCGTCTTTAAACGTCTGACCTACTTTAAGTCCTTTAGGTATCATGCGTTTCCCCCTTTTACGATAAGGTTGTTCCTGCGGATGCACCGCCAAGGATGTACGGCTGCCAAGCATAGAAACCAGCGGAGAAACGTGTGTAGCCTGTCCACTTGAGGTTTCTGCTATCCAGCAGAACTTCGTTTGCTACATCCAGCGGAACACGGTCATAGAACACGCCGCCGTTAAGTTCTTTCTGTGCCTCGGAAGACATCAGGATGAAAGGCTCATGTCCCGATGCTGCGTTTGCAGCCCAACGATGGTCAACAATCAGTTTCCAGTTGCCTTCCTGCGTGTTGATGTCGTTGTTGTTTGTGCCAGGACGCAGACGAGAATGGATAATCGTCTGAACAAGGTCCTCTAATCTCCAAGCATCACCAGGGATGATGATGGTATCAAAGGTGTAACCCATAACGTTACCGCTCTGATTTTTGAAGTTACGACCAATGTTAGCCAGTCTGTAGAGCATCGTAGCATCGTTTCCAAAGAAGTTTGTGAAAACGTTTGACTGTTCTGCAACACCAGTCTTCTTGCCAAGGTGGTCCGTAGCAAACAGACCTTTGCCGTCGCCTGTTGTCTTGTCGTAGGTCTTGCCTTCATAAGTAAAGGTTGTACCCTCTGCCGTCAGACAGTCGGATGCAAACTGTGCTCTCGACCTCTTATAGGAGCGAACAAAGTTCGCAGCAGCAGCCTTCATCATGTCGATGTCGCCATCGTCCTTTGCCTCTCTTGTGCAAGTGAAACCTTTGATGTACTGCTTGTGCTCAATCAGTTTGGAAAATCCCATCTGAATGTCATCAGCAACAGCATTGTCACCCTCGGAAACCTCTACGAAGTTACCGAACTCAGTCATGCTACCCTGTTTCTCACCGAACTTCTTGGAAGTCTTTACGTTGTAAAGAGCCTTAACAAGTTCGTCATCTTTATTCTTTTCTGTGTCCGTATCCTGAATAACCATAGAAAGTTCGGTGTCGATAACTTTCCAAGCCTCGTCATTCAGTCCGCCATGCTTACTAAATGTTACTGCCATGTCTTTTTCCCCCTCTCTTATACAAATCTGCCACGGATGTAAGCGCCCGATGCCTTACCAGGCTCAAGTAACTGGAATACACCACTAGAAGTCGTAGCCGTTACTCTTAACGCATCAGATGCGATAGTAACTTTCTGCCCTTCTTTAAGGGATGTGCCTGTTGTACTTAAAGAAGTAACAAACTCGTATTCGGGAAGAACGGGGATAACAGCGAGTTTATCTCCTGCTGCTGCCGTGATGTCCTTTCCTGCGTAGATGTATTCGGGTTTCGTTGTTCCTGTTGCCAGTTCAGCCGTTCCTGTGGAAGAGCCGTATTTCAGAGCGCAACCATGCTTGTACTGTGTGGTAGCGGTGGCAACGAGTTCTTTTTCAATCGGATATGCGGAGTTTTCACTCCTTACAAATTCAAATGCCATACCTTTTTCCTCCTGTTAGTGTGGTACTCGTTTATAGAGTTCTTTAATCTGCTTTTCTGTTTTGCCGTCAGCCTTAAAACGCGCCATGATTTCGGGTGGAACTTCAACGTCGTCATCGTTTTCAGTTGCTACTCCCTGTGTTTGACTAGGAAGATGGGATTTCCCGCGCATCTGATTGATAGCCTGCTGCCTTGCAGCATCGTTTGTATGCTGCATAAACGTGTCAAAGTTGCACATCTTGTAGGCATCTACAAGTGACTCACCCCTCGCTACGCTCTCAAGCATCCTTGGGAATGACGGTAATGCGGCTAAATCGTCAACGCTCTTAATAGAGGGGTCAATCTTGGCGAGTTCAGCCATATCTCTTTGTAATGCGTTCGTTGCCTCCGCCATCCTGTTCTGCTCAAGAACCTGGCGGGCTTGCATTACGACGGGATTTTCCGCAATCATTTTGTCGATGACAGATGGGTCAATTCCCTTTTCTTTAAGTTCGTTTTCCCTCTCCATCCTCTGCTGCGTGGAAAGTGCATCAATATATTCGCGCACATTCATGATGGGCTTTCCAGTTACAGGGTGCGTAGTCCCTTGGCACATAGCCGCGATTTGCTGATTTAATTGACCCATTTCAGCGTCGTATCTACGCTTTGCGTCTTCCTCTGCTCTGCGTCTGATTGCGGCGTATCGTGCGTTCTCTTCGGGAGTCTGTTCGGGTTCGGCGTTCCCGTCTTCTGTTTCGCCTTCTTCAACAGTTTCTTCCTCCGATGTTTCTTCTTCCGACTCGGCGGTGGTCGGCTCTTCTACGCCTACTCCCTCGACCTCCTCTGCAAAGAGTTGTAAGTCAAGTTCAAGAAGATTGTTTTTCATATTCAGTTTTCCTTTCTATTGGGTTTTTTCGCTACTCCTGCGGATTTATCAACTAAAAAAGGACTTATTCAGTCCTTTTAGCCAATCGGTACTTCGTGTCTTACCGTTTCCACTATTTTCTTGTGGTTGTTACAGTTCTCATTCATACAAGAAAGGTCCTGCTCTACGAACAACTTTGTTTCCGCATCGGGAGTGTTGTCGTTCTCAAGGATATTTCTTGTTCGGATGATACGCATTTCTAAATTACATAACGGGCATTTCATTGGCGACTCCCTCCATAGGCATCTGCTGTTGAGCCATCTGCTGCTGTTGAGCCATTAACATTTCTATCTGACTTAAAACGTCACCAGCGTTAGGATAATGGTTCTTCTCCATCAGACTCCAATACAATCTCATTGTTTCTAATGAGCCTAACTGACCAAATGCGCCACTTTGCAGTTTCATGTCAATCTGCTGCCACATAGCCTCACGGTTAGCCATCATCGTCGATGTAGGGTCTGTTTCAAACAAGAACTCGTCGTTCCAGTACCATGTTCCTGCCGCGTCCTGCTTTACGAAATCTGACTTATCAAGAAGGTCGAACTCCTGCTCACCGTTTACACCGCTGCCAGTAATCGGGAGCGGGTCATCAGCATATGCAAGCCAAAACTTGAACATCATTTCGTAGAGTTTTGCATAAGCGTCGTTTTTCATCACTCTCTTGGACTCAAGACGCCCTGCTGCCTGATTGATGGAATACTGTTTCGCAGTACCCGATACAGCAGAGGGGTCATATTTACCCTGAAACGCATCCGTAATACCTAACGTAGAACGAGCATCCTCATAGGCTTTATTGACCATCTGCATATCCTGTTGAATGTTTACTTGCATATTCAGGACATCAATCATGGACTTCTGCTGCGGGTCGTCCAGTCGAGCAATCTTTAACTCTCTGTCCGTGGTTTCTAATTTGACCCCTCTAGGGAGAGTCACGATTGACCCGCCCTTTAGGGTCTTTTCAGCAGCCTTGCTACCTACTTTCTTAATTAAGTCCTGCTGGTCCTCAATGACTTTTACATCACTAAACCCTAACAGGGAGTCGGACTTTGATACGTTCTTGCGAACAATCAGCGGGAAACAGTTCGGCTTGTAATATTCAATCTGAACCTCTTCTGCTGCGGATATCTGAACGGGATTTCCCATTTCATCGACACCCTGCTCCTCCATGAGCGGAATAGAAATGGTCTGAATTTCATCCACGGACTCTTCAAACTTCTTTGAACCGCATTGTGGACAAGTCTTCTCGTCAGTCACATATCCACATTCTTTACACTTGCGGGTAATTCTTGCCTGATAATCGTCAAGGTCTTCAAGCGTATAGTCGTCTACCCACACAAATCTGCCGATTTTACCGTCATTTTTGTAGTAGACGGTGTTTACTGTAACGATGTCCGTATCAAGGCTAGAATTGCCCTCTGCGCCCCTTATATCCTTATATTCTTCCGACGCATCTTCGACATCTACTCCGTACTTATCCTTGACGTATCTCTTTGTTTGAGCCGTCTGTACGAAGATATAGTCCATTTCCTCGATGTCAGAAACACCAGGCTGCGGAATAACTTGCCTAGGAGCGACCTCTAAAACGTTCACGTCACCGTAATTTGAGTGAAACCCAAGGTCGTTATCCCACTCAACCATAAAGAAATCACCGCCCTGTACGGGTACGGTTCTCTCCATTTTGTCGTTGATGATGGATAATTTGAGCAATTTCACCTTATTTACCAGCGCTCTTTCAATAGAGCGGGCTAATTGCTCGTCTTCTTCGTGGATTGCTGTTACTTTTGGCATCGGAATGGACGAGTCTACTTGCGACTCAATCAATTCGTAGGCAATATTCCTTACATTGATAGCCAAATCCTTTGCGGCGACGTTCGTATTCGGGTTTCCGTTTACTTCACGCGTTCCCTCGTAAATTCCCTGCATTTTTTTGACTTCTGACAGCACAGAAGAGTATGCAATTCGGGCGTTTTCGAGTTTTCCACGCCATTTATCTCTCTTTTTGTCTTCTTTCGTGGGTGCGATTGTCTTCTTGGCTTTCTCCATGAGCGTCTTTAACCTCATACGGGTTCTCCATATTTCTTCAAAAGGTACTCTCTGTCTTCTTTACTAGCGTTTTCTATGTCCTCAAGTATCGAATTGTGGTACTTCGTTTCAATTTTTTCGTAGTCCACTTCGGGTGAACGTACCCACCAAACACAAAAAGACCTCAATGAGTCAACATCATGTGTCAAATCATGTGGGTCTTTAGCGTAGATATTTGCCCTTTTCTTGTCCTTTTGGATTTTGGTAAGGCATCTGTACAGATTTGGCGCAGAACCGTCTAAAATCGTCAATCTAGCGTGTTCTCCGACGGGTTTTAGCCACTCTTTCATGGATGCACAGCCAGCAGGGAAGTCCCTCGACGTTTTTGTGAGGTTAATTCCGTTCTCGGAGAACAAAACCGCCCTCGATTTACCAGTTTCCTGACTTCGTGACCACAAATCAGACGGTGCAAGCCAGTATTCTATGTTCTCTCCGTCACTTAATGACAGTAAAATGTCACACGCTGCGCCTATTGTCTTGTCGGGAGCGTCATATTCCCGATAAACTTGGGCGTTCCCTTTGGAGTCTACTTGTATCCAATGTGCGGAGAGCATATCTAACCCATAATCTAGGCATACATATCTTCGCAATTTCCCCTCTAATTCGTTTTTAACAACGTGGGTTTCTCTTTTTACTTCGGGGAAGAAACTTCCGCCTGGTACTGTAAGAGCCTCTTCAATGGTCGCAGGGTACTCTTGCGTTATCATTTCTCCCATAGTACGTTTGGTTTGTTCATACCAAGCATCATCCCGCCTAGGGTCTGCGTACCACGGAATAAAAATCTTATTAAAGCCGTTATCGGGGTCAGTAAAGACCTTTTCAAAGAACGAACCGCGCTCAATCGTAGATAACCCGATGACCTGACCGCCTGTAGGACGGTTAATAGTCGGATAACCCGCTTTCCAAATGTCTTCTGCGAACTGCTGGAACGCCCATTCGTCAAAAATGAATAGGTTTGCGGTAAATGACCTCGCTGCATTAGGCGACGAGGGAAAACACTTGAATACACTATCGGGGAGATTTGGAAAATGGATTGTAAGTATAAGGGATGTGTTCTCCCACGTCGCGTTAACCCAATTTATAGGTTGGTCGTTTTTCGGAGCAAATAACGGACGCATATTGTCCAATATGACACTCATTCGTCTTACAAGTTCCTGCGCCTCGTCCTCTGTTCTCGACAACCCGATTACGGTGCGCCCAGGGTTGATTAAAACCCAAAGCGCATAATGCAAAGCAAGCCACGTAATACCTAACTGACGTGCTTTTAGGATTACGTTAAGCCTGTTATCGCGGAACTGACGCAGCGCATCCCTTTGAGCATCCCAAAGTCTGAACGGCTGGACCAGCGTATCCGCGTCTTTATCCTCTATATGCCCGTACTTCTCGACGAAATATTCGAGATTTGCGCGGCAATAGTCATATTCTTTTTCTCGTAACTCACTTGGTTTTAAATTTTCAAATTCCATAAATGCAAATAGGACTGATGAATTAACATCAGCCCTACCCTTATAGGAAGAATTGCTTTTGGAAACAGGTTTTTCCATTAACATAATACACAAAGGTATTATCAATTTCTATCAAGTGGACGAAATTTCTGCATATTTTTTTAACGCAGACTTGTAAAGTTCGTATGTCCATTGATATGATTTGCCTATTAACTCCGCAGTCTTCTCCATCGTATTATCTTGAAAATAGTAGTACAGGAGTATTTTCTGCAACGACTTCGGCTCTATCCGATAAACGATATCTAAACACCTATTTTTGTATGCTATGTCCTCCATGAGTAAGTTCGACAGACGTAATCTATAGTCTTCTAACTTCATAAGGGCATCTTCCATCTTGTTCTTCGGTGCTCCTACAATGTTTACTGGGTCGAAACTGGTTGTCATCTTTGTGGCTATCGTTATGAGCCGCTCTATCTCGTCCTCTACCGACTTGATGTCTTTCGCCATATCTTTTAACGGTGCTAGTTCCTTTTTCGCCTCTTTCGGTGTCATTAAATGCCCCCTTATCAATGAAAAATGTTAAACCGCTGTTTACCTCTCGTATCTCGTATAGCCCATTCCTCGGTATTACATCAAACGCTGTCGTTTCATACGTCGCGTTATACTCATTCGATTTCACTCCCATTACCATACTTAACTACCCTCTTCTCTATGTCGTTTAGAAACCTTAATCCTTCTAGTGCATCGTTATATGTATCAAACACTATCAGGCACTCCTCTCGCCCCCTCGGTATCAGCATCCTAAACCCGACCATCCTGTATATCCTACAAATTAACTGCCACGGGATTTTCGTTATCCCTTTCTCTACTACTACACCTGTTTTCATGCTTTCCTCCTTTACTTTAGTGCGCTAAAGCGACTTATTTTTTATATAAAATTTGCGAGCGGGACTATGGGAACCCATTCCAGTCGAGCCGCGGTCCACGGGGTAGGGGTGGTTTTCTTCCATAGAATTACACGCGCGCATGTGGAAACCCGCTAATTTCCTATAAAAAATTACACAAGGGCGTGTGTTTTTTCCATGTGGATTTGTGCGCCATGTGCGGACGTTCCCCCGAAACCAGTACCCCGAAACCGTACCGAAACAAAGAAACGTGTCAACCATGCGGGTTTGCGGGCTTTTCATCTGTTCGGCAAACATGTCTTTTGCGAACAGTTTCTTCCTTATATACAAAAAAGTGTGGTGTTTTTCGGGGTTTGTGTTGTGCGTTCCCGAAATCACATAGACCGCTGTAAATCTTCCATAGACTTAGGCGGGTTTTTACTGTTCGGGCTGTAAATCCTTGACCACTTCCAACCGTTCCCCGCTATCAAGGCGTTGTGCTATGGCTTGCATCAGTGCGCGGTCACTGTCTGTCACAATTTCCCCTGTTACATCTATCTTATCTGTAGGCTTATCGCCGTTTGTGTCCCTTATGAACTGCATAGCATTGACCGACCCCTCAAGCGCACGCCCAACCGCGACCGCGTGAATTAAGTCGTATATGGTAGCGTTTGGGTTGTCCCTCTTTAGCCTTTCGGCAATCGCGGGGTCGATATCTGCACCCGCTACGATTTCATCGGTAATTTTCAGCGAAAGTATGTTTGTTAGACATTCCCGCGCGGTTTTCTTCTCTCCATGTAGTTGATTGATTGCTTTCGCCCCTTTTCTGCATATCTCTTTTCGCTTTTCCGCGTCCATCTGATTAAACGGCACACGTTTACGCAAGTTCAGCAGTCCACGTTCTTTTGCGGTTTCGGGTTCTATGTCCCCGTCAATAATCATAGACGCACGGCTTTTTGTTTTTACATCGTTGCCTGTAGTTTTTGCCATTCTTCCACCCCTTTTCGATGTGGTTTTTACATTTGACCGTGTGAAAATTCCCCCCGCTTGCGTTGCGGGGTGCGTTACCTGGTGCACACATTTTTTTGTCCAGATTGTGATTTGAGCGTCGGAAAAATTACGCCCGCCCTTGTGATTTATTCTATCGAAACATGACAAAAACATCAACCACTTGAACGCCGATCGACAACGCCCCCTTGTGTCACTGAAAAAGTTTTTTATCATTTTTTCATTTTGTTGTTGACATTTATTTCAACTAGCAGTATGATGTTTACATCAGCAGGGGGCGCAAGCCACCCCGCAAACCGCATAAAATCGGCAAAAACAGCCACCCAAATAGGAGGAATTGAACATGAGAAAAGACAAACAGCACAACAACAAGGAAATGAGAAAAGGCAATCTTCAAGGTTACCACCACACCGAAACATACGGCGTCAATTACGCATTTCAAGGTTTCCGCGAAAATCTCTATTTCACAAGCGACCGCGCCATTAAATGTGACGCCAATTTCAACCGCGTGGATGGCAAGCCCTTAAAGGGTTACGGTCTTGAGATTGAAACAAATTTCATTTTGAGCACGAACCGCGACATGAGAGCGCAAAACATCCTATCTAATATCATGGAAACCGCAATCTTCCCGCTTTTCCCCGCTAACCTGTTCAAACAGCAGACAGATTGCACGATTACGGGAACGGAATGTATTACGCAAGTTATGACAAAAGAGTTCATCCGCAACCATTATAAAGACTTTAAAACCATGTGGAATGACGCTTTCCCGATGTTCGGTATTTCTACAGCGTCGGGCGTAGGTATGCATGTAAATGTGTCCGTCGGTCTGTTAGGCACATCCGCCAAAACACAAGAAGAAAACTGTAGAAAACTGTTTTACATCATCAATCATCATTATGACCTTTTCAAAATTGCTTTTAACCGTACAGGATCAACAGACTGGTGTAGACGCATGACCTACAGCAACGCCAAAACATTAGACGTTCATTGTATGAGCAGTTCACATTCAAACTGCTTTAACGGGTCGCATTTTGACGACGGGCGCATAGAAATCCGCCTTGTTGGGGGTCAAAAGAATTATGCATGTTTTAGAAATACGATGGAAACGCTTTTTCACATCATCGGAAGAATTAAAGAGTTGTCATGGGCGCAACTTGACAGCGTTGTAGCAATCTTTAGCGGGTGCAATCAGTACGTGTTTGATAGGCTGAAATCTAACTGCTTTACAGCGGGAACGATTACACAAGAAGACCTTGACGCAATCCGCGCAACCGTAAAAACGGAAGAATTACTTTAATGACAGGCGGGGGCTTTCCCCCGCGGGTCTAATGCAGCCAAAAGGCGGTCACAAGCCCGCATAAATGCAGAGTGGACCACAACAGAAAATTACATAATGGGACGTAAAAAGCCCCGTCATGTAACCAAAAAACTACACAAAAGCATGTAAAAACAGGAGGAACTGAAAATGAGCAAATGGACATCTAATTATTTTTGCGGTAACGAGGTGAGCGCATACGGACAGGAGCACGAGCGCATAGACTATGCGACCCTTGCAAAATCGTTTCAACACGTTCTTAACAACGAAATTATCGGTGTTACTGGTTGGGATGCATGGAACATCGAAAATGGTGATTTATTCGATGAGGACGACAACGAACGCGAAATTTTCCAGTATTTCATCATTGACGACAACGGCGCGGACATTCTGAAAGACTACACAAACGAAATCGTGCTTTATAACAACGAATTGGGTATGTATTTGTGGGGCGTTACTCACTACGGTACATCGTGGGACTACGTTCTTACGGACATCGAAATCGACGCATGACAATTACGGCGGGGGCTGTAAAAAGTCCCCGCTACACAACCAAAAATCACATAGGAGGATGTAAAAATGGCAAGGAACAGATTTTTCAAAACAATCACAAGTGGGAACTATAGCACACGCTATGAGCAGGAAATGCAGGACTTCAACGTTGACGCGATTTTATCGGAAGTCAACGCCCGCGAAAAAATGGTTATGGAATGGCTTGAACTTCCCGCCCGCATTATGGACGCATACACGGAGGGGATAGCATGAAAGAACT